CCGAGGTCTCGTGCATAGCACGCGCTTTCCTTAAGCTAGTCTTCTGGCCTTTCGGCCGGTTTTAGGTTAGTAACAGCTCATTTGCTGTTGGAGGGCTACCCCTTGTTTACGGAATTACTATCAGAGTTTAACCTCTGAATAGCTTCTCGTAGACGGTCACCAACAAACTTCGACTCTTTCGAGTCACCAGGTGTTGGAGAGTTCTCACTCTCCTTCTCCTTCTTGTTGCGACCTTTGATCTGTGAATATGTAAGAGTTTGACCTCCTGCATGCGCACTAATCAGTTTTGAGGTGAGAATCACCAGTTGCCTGACTTGTTCAGTCAACGCTGATAATTCCACTTCTAAGTCCACTGAAACCCATGGTTGAGCTCCTGGACGTCCTTGGACGTTCATTAGTATCAACTTCTGTGACAGTGAGTCGTACTTGACAGCCGGTTTACCGAACTGTTTTGTCGACTTTGTGGGTTTACTCTTCCCTTGTGAAGGGTTCGCAGTCTTCAACCCCTGCTGTGGAGACTTCCCTAAGGATTTCTCTCCAGTTTCGGAAGAAGTTTTTAATTCTACGTTGGTCTTTGTTTTCACAATGATCTTTCGTGAGTTGAATTATAGATTCGAAAGTGTTCCCAACTAACGTTGAGGCAACTTCTCGATGGTCGATGTACCCTAGTTCAGTGAGAACTGGACTAGTGCACATTTGAGAACGCGTTGGGCCCTGTGAGTGTAAACTCTGTGCCCATGACTTATCTTGGAGATAGACGAAACTGTTAAAGTTAGTCATTGATTTCTCCTTGACGTCTCCCTGAGCGTTAGCTCGCGGCTGAAATGCAGGAATGCCACTCAGTTCGTTAAAGGTTGCTTGTTCTCCTAGGTGAAACATGTACTCGGTTATACCGAAGTAATCATGTAGAAGCTTTGTGTTCCTCGTCAGGATTTCCTGCCGAAGTTCTATAAACTTCATAACACCCACTCGATCGCCCTCTGGAGCCGTCCCATGGAACGACTGGAGGTCCTTCTTGACCTGATAGTAGGCCACCTGAGTTTGATTTAAAAGACTCAGATGTTCTGCGTAACTCATCCCCTTGGGCCTTAAACCCAAACCCCCCATAAAGGTAGGAAGTAGAGATTGGAGCGCAAGCTCTTTTTCTCGTCCTTCAAGCCATGAGAGGGAGTCCTCGCCATAGAACGCAATTGCTTGCGTCATTTGGTCAGGACCTTTAAGCGAATTGATCTTAATGGAAGGGATTACTCCCTCTTTTGTGATCAGTTTTCCTAGAAACTCTGCGACCCTGTCTGATATAACAGATTTACTGAGGTTGATTTCAACTCCAGCAGCAGTCCGCATGAAAGTTTCATAAGCTTTTGCGAGTCCGTGATCGGCAATGACTACGTCATCTCCGACTACGGCCCATAACTCACGGTCCCAACTTTTTTTGTTGAGGTTATCGAGAATTATCGCATGGCTTAGCGTTGCAAGATGAAAAGATGGACCATAGCCTAACGGCTGGCCTACTTCCCATCTGAACGTTCGCTTCATTCGAGGTGAGTACCACTCTTTCTTCATGACTAATGCAAAAGCATCAAAGTCAAATTGAGTGATAATTCCCATCTCCAGTAACTTCAAGAGTATTACCTCTTGGAGCACTAGCGGGAAGCGATCGGTAAAAGACGTGCAGTCGTATGAGTACACTGTGCGCCCTTCTGCCAACCAACTTGAGACACGTGCACGGCCAGTATCCTGATCGTGTGTGTATATCTCCGGATACACCGTTTTGGAGAAAGCATCAAGCTTCCTCTTAAGCGGCTCTCCGAAGGCCTGCCAGATAAGACATGGATTCGCTATCCACCTTACCTTGCAGCCTCCTTCTTGAATTGATACGAGTGTGCCAGCTGGCATATCGATCATCTTCGAGGCACTGAAGCCGGAAACATGAGGGTATGTTTCATCCCCTATTAACCGCTTCGAAACCTCCAGCGGGAATTTATTCCACAGCTGGTTGGCGAGCTTATCGTGAGTGAGTACATACTCAAACTCGAAAGCCTCAGCCTGGGTTCGGGAGTAAGTTCCGTCGTATCTAAATACGCCGAGAATACTAGCCTTGAACACCGGGGACCTTTTCGAGCTGCCTATGAAATCCATAAGGCAGTCAGAATGATCCTCTATCCGCGAGAGTAATTCAACCTCACGCGGTGCGAGTTCTCTCAGTTCGAAGTTGGACGCTTCGGACTTGAGTTGCTCTAGGGAGCATGTTGGAGGTGATGTAATCGCCTTTTCCATCTTCCTTAGTTGCCCTGGGCTCAGAGATTTTAATCTCACGGCCTGGTACAATCGCAAGAACGAAAACGCCATTTTCATGTCAGTTTTCGCTCTTGTAAAGATATCATGCAGCAGAGGATTTTTAAAAATCTTCTCTCCTGCACGATTCTGTCTAACGGCCCACCCGAGTGGCACTTTATAGTGTTCACCGGTTACGACCATTTCCAACATGGATTGTTTAAGGAGTTTAACTCTTTCAACCGTCCATTCTGGGCCACTATTTGTGATCCAGGTGTCTACTAAGCTGACGAATTTCTCCGTTTGCTTTTCGGACACACCTAAAGCCAGCAAATGCTGGCGGACCCGCTTGATTGTAAGAGTTTTCTCTTGCAATTGTTGCATGTACCTTCCTCTTTCGATTGAGTAATCGGGGCCTGTATACAGGCTTCTTCAATTAGAGACCAAAGGTCCCCAGAGACGTCCCCCAG